CTTATCTAGTCGATTTTTCCAAGCTTTTAAATTCTTTTCCTAAAGAAAACCAAGAAATGTCAAATCTTGAGTACCTAGGACAAGACCACTTCTGGCCCGCGATTCCGCGGTTTGCGAAGAAACCAAACGATTGGTACTTCGATTGTCAGAACACTGTCCGCCAGGCAATCAGTTTGTACGCCAGCATCACCGGCTACGAAATAGCAGATGAAGCAATGAATGGCTTTTATCGAGCTCACGCTGATGAAACCACCGCTGAAGAATTCTTCATGCGATATGACGTCGAACCTTTTGAAATCATCAAAGATGAAATCTACTACAAGGCTCTGGAATTGGTTACCGAATGGTTTAAACCTACGCATCCAATCCACCCCGTCCACTTTACTGACCTAAGATGGTATCCGTGGAAATTGTCTACTAGTGCAGAACGCCCGTTCACGCACGACAACAACCTCAAGTTACAAGTGCAACAAGTTAAACGAGAAGGATTAACCGACAATGCTCGGATGTCTTTTCATAACTGCTACAACATGATATTTACATACTGTCGACAATATATCCATAATGTCAAAGATGCTAAATCTGTTACATTGCACCATATTGACTTACATGTGAAACCTGCTCTGGTTCGCGTTAGTGAACCACCTAAGATCAGAACCGTTTTCGGAGTACCGAAGTCACTAATATTTGCGGAAGCAATGTTTTTCTGGCCTCTATTCAGCAACTACTTTACTGACTCCAAAACACCGCTACTGTGGAACTACGAAACCTTAAATGGTGGGTGGTACCGTCTAAATGACGAATTCTACCAACAATGGCGACAATTTAGCACAATCTTCAACCTCGATTGGAGTGAATTCGATATGCGAGTTTACTTCTCAATGCTTGATGACTGTCGCAATGCCGTCAAATCATACTTCTGCTTCTGTGGGAATTACTGCCCTACCCGGACTTACCCCACTACCCGCACCGACCCCACTCGATTACACAATCTGTGGAACTGGATCGGGACTGCCTACAAAGATACACCCAGCACGACTACAACTGGAAAAGTTTACCGTCGAAAATTCGCTGGCATTCCCTCGGGAATATTCTGTACCCAATTTTGGGACTCATTCTATAACAGTGTTATGGTTGTGAGTACTTTAGAAGCTCTCGGATTCAACGTACACAAGAAATACTTTATCAAAGTTCTTGGCGATGACGTAATATTTGGAATCCTAAAGCAAATCCCCATTTCGAAATGGGCTGACTTTTTACAAGCCTTCTCAAACGAGGCTAAGCGCCGATTCAATGCTAAATTGAACCCGAAAAAATGTGGCGCTTCCATTGGTATTCACGGTGCCCAAGTTTTAAGCTACTATAACTGGAATGGTTATCCCCAACGGGACACCACTCAGCTCCTAGCTCAACTACTGCACCCTAAGTCACTCCGTGATACTTATCCAAGACTCATGGCTCGAGCAATCGGAATATACTACGCTAGCTGCGGAGATCCGAAAATACGCCCGATCTGTGAACACATCTACTCGGAGCTCAAATACGCTGGATTCACACCCAGTTCAACTGGCCTAAGCGGCCTGTTTGACCCAAACATGGGTTTGGGATTTATTGAACTCGACCACTTTCCGTCAATGACCGAAGTATGCTGCCGGCTCGCCCGCAAATCCGAAAGGAGCGCCGAACTCCAGGCAATCTACTGGTCGATGGAACACTTCCTCGAAGAAGCTGGAAGTAGTAGGGACTGCCCTAACCTTCCAAGTTGAGACGATCGTGAAGATTAATCTCATTTTACGTTATTTAATGTAATATGTAATGATCTCT